GTAACACGCTTTTTTGTATCAAAGTAATACGTAGTGCCATAACCAATAGTTGGTACTTTAGAGGGGCATAAATAAGGTTTACTTCTAAAACTCTCAAACTCTTTTAAAAAGTCTAATAACTCTTTTGATACTTTTGTAATCATTATTTAAAAAAGTATTTAAAAATGAAGTTAAAAAACAAGGCAATTACAGCGCCCGCACCGTACACTTTTGCCTTGTCTATTTGGTTACCTTTCTTTATTTCGTTAATGTCAAAAACGTTAACTTTTACCTGTTCAACTAATCCCTTTTGATTTGTTTTATTATTGTTTTCTAAGTACCCCAATATTTCAGCATTTTTTAATTCTTGCTTATTAACATAACTAGAAAAATCACATGACAATTGGAATTGGTCAGCTGCTATTTTTTTATTGCTATCTGCTAAAGAGTCTAGTTTTAAACTCATTAATAAAAGAACCTCTTTTTGTGTTTTAACTACTGCCATTTTTACTCTATTTTTTTGTTAATCGCTTTCTTTATCAACTCAATTAACGTTTCATTTTTAAATAGGAATAACGCCCCACCAATTACAACTAATGAAGCTATAAAGCTAATTGATGGTTCTGGGGTTGTAGCATCTTTGACCGCCAAACCCCAAAAAATTAAACCTAAAATATTTGTAATTACGTTTTTCATGTATTATAAACTGATTATTAAAGCGTAAAATGGTATTTTTTCTGTCATAATTATAAACTATTAGCTATTTTATTAAAAACCGCTCTATAAGCAGCTGCTTCATCTTTCCAGCCTAATGTGTTTAATGATGGATGCACGCCATCAAAGCCATTAACTAATTTTTCAATTTTTAAATTAGGATAATTAGCATTTGGTACTTCTTCCATAACACTACCATAACCGTACTTATGATTGAAAAATGCGTGTGTAGGAATTAAATACACTTTGTCTAAATAAGAAGCTTTATCAAAAGTATTTACTAATGCTTGAAAAAAGTTTAAAGTACCATACTTTCTGTTTTGTTCGTTATTGCTGCTTCCATTAAAGCCTGTTAATTCAGCACCATAAGGGTCTGTTCCAAAAACAATTTTAGCAGAAGGAAATTGACTAATGAATTTGTCAACTACTAATTTTGCTCTAGCCATTGCAGTAGTTATTGTTGCTCCATTTATTTCTTGGTAACTACTACCAATATCGTTGTAACTCCATTGCATTAAAAACACATTTGGAACTGTTAACTCCCAATAAGTTTGATACCAAGAAAAGTCAACTTCATTAGTATTAGGATTCCAATACGGATTAAAATTAACCACGTCTACAGTTGTGTAATTAATTGCAGTATCGCCAGGCAAAGCATTAGTTTTAGTTAATGTACTATTTACAGGAAAACCTGCTGTTGGAGTTGTTCCGCTAGAACCACCTGTTCCATAATTTGGGTCAATTTGAAAAATACCTAATTTTATTTTTCCCGAGTAAGTTCCACCACTTTCAGTAAGTTTAAATCCTCTAACTACCCAACTATTATTGTTTGTGTCCTCATATTGAGTTCCAGGATAACCTGTTTTTGGTAATACTGTAATTCCTGTAACATCAACCACTATCGCATCCGTTCCTTTTTCAGAAATAAATGACAAATTACCGCCACTTAAAGGGTCTGCATATATAGTAGGGTCTGCGCCACAAGGCATTAATCCAATAAAATTAGCTGTGATATTATCAATTGCAAGATTTGCTTTAATTTCTGGTTGATATGTTCCTAAATCTGTAATACTATCACCTGTGTTCCAGATATTTAAAACTTTTGCAGTTGATGGTTTTGAAACTACTTCAATACTAATCGTTTTAGATTCTAAAAATTTTCCATAGGCATTTAAAGAAATTGTGTTGTTGACAGTTTGCGCAGTTGTAGATTCAGCAATTAAAAGACTGTTGTAAATTTTTGTAATCACCGTATTGGTTAAACTAATTGAAGTATCTAACTTTCTGTAATGTTTATTTATTATTGAATCAAGATATACAATACTTTTTACATCTTTTAAAAAGAATAATTTAGAAGGTAGTGAGAGTGTAGGTTTAACACCAACCATACTAACTACTATACCTTTAACATCTTCTACTTTTGCAACCGTTTTAGGGATTTCTGAATATTTTAAATATTTACCATTTTCGTAAAATTCATAAGTAGTTATTACTTCTCCATATTCAATTTGAACAGTATCTTCGGAATTTTTAGTATAACTAAATCTCACGTAATCAACAGCACCATTAGTTAAGTCAGTAATTAAAGATTTATCTGCTAAATTTGTTGAGTTTAATTTTTGTATAATTCTGTTAGATGCATTGAAATATAATACAGCAGTTTGAGTTGTTATTAATTCATTTAATTTAGCTTTTGGGTTTAAATCAGTAAGGTAAATTTTCGGGGATAATGATATGCCAAAAGACGTATATTTTAATTTAAATGTGGCGTAATTGTACCCCGTAGTTAAACAATTAACTAAAATAGTATCATCTAAGGTATCTACTTGAATTTCTTCATCAACCACAAAAACTTTTTTAGTTAGTGCTTTATTAAACAAGTTCTTACCTTGTATGTTCTCAAGGTTTGCTTTATTTGATATATCTTGAACCGCAGGTGCTTCTGGAATAATCCCATCAACATACTCTTTAATTTTATAACCAGCAACTGCTTTAAATTCCCCAACAACTATTTCTCCTGTTGGATTTGGAATTAAATCAGCATCTAAAACTAATTTATAATCTTCATAAACAGTTGAAGCAGTTCCGTACTCAATTTGCAAAGTAGCTTCATTTACCGCTCCGTAACCAAATCTTACATAAGTTAAAGTTCCATTTGTAGGTTCAACAAACCAAGTAGCCAAATTATCAGATGTTTCTACTTTTATAATTCTGTTATTTTCGTTAAAATAAAGAACATTTACATTAGTATTAGCTACTTGATTACTTTTGATATTACCGATTAATTCACTTATTAAATAAGGTGGGGACAGGTTAATCACATATTCATTATATTTCAACTTAAACGTTCCAAAATCATAGCCTGTCTTTAAACAACTAACTAAAATTTGATTTCCAAAAGTATCTATTTGACTTTCTTCTGCAACTACAAAAGTTTTTTTGGTTGCGTTTTTATTAAACAGATTTTTACCTACTGACAATGTAGCTTTTAAACTTAAAGAAATAGTATTTGCTTGAATTAAAGGATTAAACTTATCAAAAGTACTTTTTTGACTTGATGGATTTACGTTATCAGTTACATTAAAAGCGGCTGTATTTACGCTTGTTTTATCTAGTTTTAAGGCTAATGCATTTGCTTGTGGTGTGGTTAATGGCTTATTTGCATCCGATGTATTATCAACGTTCCCTAAACCTACCATCGACTTGGTAATACCTCCAACTGTACCCGTAAATGTTGGGTTTTCTACATTGGCTTTTAAAAGAACCGCATTTTCCCTGTCTGTTACCTCTGCATCTATGTTATTTTGCAAGGCTGTATCTGCGCTTGCTCTGTTAATTATTTCAGCAGCAATATCGTCTACATTTACGTTTACAGATATTTTAATCTCGTTCATATTTGCAGCAGTAATTTTGTTTATTTCTGCTGCAGCAATTGTGCTTGCTGTTACTTTATTGGTGTATGCTATCTTAGCCATATTATATTATTGTTTCAATTGGTAAATCTAAAATTCCAGATAAATCTTCTGTTTGTGTAATTGTTCCGTAACCTTTTAAGGTTGCTGAAAAAGATATAAATTCATCTATATTACTTTCATTGCTTAATGTTATAATTTGCCCCTTCCCTGTTTCAGTCATTCCGTTACGTCCATTTATAATTTTCCAGTCGATTAAAACTCTATTTCTTTTAATATTTTGTAATCGGTCGTAACCTATCTTTGTAGGGTCGCCAAAACTACTTATGCTATTAATTACTATTCCGCTAAACTCAATATTATAACTTTGATTGGTTAAAACTTGTGTTTTCCAACCTGCATTGTCTTGAGTAGTGGTGTCTAAGAAATCTATTTCTTCACTAAAACTATTTGACGTCAATAATCCAATCGGAAAAAAACCACCTACTCCAAAATCAATATATAATATGTTATAAGTTCCGTTTATCATAATTCATTCAAAGATAGATAAAAACTATCGTAATGTTAAAAATATTAACCTTTAATTGTTGGCTCAACTACGTTTCCGTAATCAAATGTAATTAGGTAATCAATATCGCTTAATATATTAGTGTTTAACACCTCTTGCCACGTTATCGTAGTTGTATTATTTAAAGCGTCATAGTTATAAGAAATAGGTGCAAATAAACCTGTTATATTGTTAATTGTGCAAATAGATAAGTAATTAACAAAACCAAAAATATCACCGCTAAACTGTCTTAGCGGTCTTGCGTACATTTTCATTCTTTCTTCACCCATTATTTGTATAATCGGTTTACTTTGGGATGCTCCAAAACGTGTCCATAATTGCGTAGGTGTATCTTCATCATTTTTATAAATAGTACCTATATATACATCGCTTGGATTGTCAGCATTAAACACTTCTTTAGTATCTTTTATTTTACTGCTAGGCTTTGTTTTTCTTTGAAATGTATGGTTTTCACCCTCTTTAGTTTCACCGTCTGGGGATGGTTTTAATTCTATATTAGATAATAAAGTGTGTCCTGTTTTATCTGCAGCAGAATTATGAACACCCACCGAAAACAATTGTATTTTAATGTCCCCCGTTATTGGCAATTCGGCTGATGTAATTGAAAAACTTGTTAGTACTTCGCTACCTACTCTTTGCTGTTCTGGGAATCCACTATAACTAGGGTTAATTATACTTTCTTCTAAAAATATAGCTCCACTTGATACCCATTCGCCAAATTGGTTTAAATAATAAGTAGTTGTACCGTCTGTTAAAACAATCGCAGAAATAAAGTTAATTGCATCTCCTATACAAGTAAACGAGCCCGAATATGTTATTTTTTGACCTAAAGTTAGGTTTATTAAATCTGATGTAGTTGTTAGTGTAGCTGGGTTGTTAATCAGCATTTCAAACCCATACGCAAAGCCATTTAATCCATATTCCGCATAAGGGTAATTAATATAAGATGCATTATTTACAGTCCAATCTTCGGTTACATCGTTAAAAGTGTATAAAACGCTGTTATTATATAACGATTTAACTAAACCATATTTATAATTAATTCTATAAGCTCCAATACTATTAACCGTACTTAATTGTTGATTTCCGTTAACGTGATGAGGATAAAATGCGTCTACTTGACTACCTAAATTAAAATCAAAATCGATTGTTTTTGTGGTTGGACTATTAGCAACTCCATCATCATCATAACTAAAGAAAACACGCTCAGAATTATCTACTAAAGTGTTAGGTTTGTAAATTACCCATTCTCCTTTATAACTTGTTATAACAGCTCCAAATGGCTCTAATACACTACGCAATACCTCATCACATTGCATAAGTGTATCTTTGTCATCTTTTACAAATCGATTTGAATTAAAATACACATTTGCAAAAGTGTCTAAAGTTTGCGTTAATCCATTGTAATACACCCCTATATTGGTTAAAATATTTTGAGGTGTTTTAGTTCGTTTTAAGCAGTTCGTAATAATTTCTAAAGCAGATTGTTTACCACTAAAAAAGATACCTGTTGCATCTTCTACATAACTAAGGTTATTTAAAAATCCTAAGCCATCAATACAATTTAAACTAATAAACCATTTGTCAGTAACGTAACTTTGAAACAAGCCGTCTGGACTTAGCCATCCATTAAATAAGGTAACCCCATCACGCTTATAGTTTACAGAGTAAGTGCGCTCATCTTCGCTGTACAAGTCGTCAAAAGAAACGCTTAAATTAGCTTGTAATTCAATTTTTAACCCGCAGCCTCTAATTGCTTCTAAAGTATCATCTGTTTGCGAATACTCTAAACTACATGAGCCGTAAATTTGAGTTGATGACCCAGTGAAAGCAACATTAGAAATCTCTACCCTATGAACTATTGTTTTAACATCCGTAAATTCAAAATAATATTTTAAAGCCATAATTATATTATTCCCAAAGAGCCTCCTAAAGCTCTATTTTGTTTTAAAGTGTTTGATAATACACCTACTAATTTTGTTCCTTCAATTTGAAATACTACATTTTGGAAACCCCCACCGTCTGAACTTTTTGAACTAGAACCGCCTCTACTTGGTGAGAATTTAGACGTGTCAGAATTAACAGAGCCTCTATCACTTCCCGCACCTTTAAAACTACCACTTATGCCTGTTCCTATTGCTTTCAAAGCGATACCCCCAGCAATTGCCGCAAGTCCTGCTCCAATGCCAGCAATGCTCCCAAATAAACTTGTAATAGTGCCTGCTAAAACCGCTGCTGTTCCTAATTGAATTAATTTATCACCCATTGCAGATAGCAACGACCCCATACCTGTCATAACAGCTTCTGTAGCACTAGCCGTTCCGCTTCCTATTGCCTCACCTAAATTACTCAATGAATTACTAACATTGTTAACCAACAAGTCGTCCATAGACTTATTTATTGCCATTGCCTGTTCGTCAAGTGCTAATTTTTGGTCTGCTAACTGTTTTAGGTTAAAATATGATTCCCAATCTATTGTTTTATCTTGTAATTGAGCGCCTAAAGACGAAAAGTCTACTTGTCTATTTAATATTAAATCTTGAAAACCTTGTACACCTGTGTTATAATCTTGATAAACGCTTTCAAACAATGCCGTTACTTTTTCCCTTACTTCTGGCGTGGTCTTTTCGGGTATTATCTTACTAAAGTCTATAACTCCACTATCTTCACTAACAATACCACCTAAACTAGAAATATTAGTTTCTAATTTGGTGTTTTGTTTATTAAGTTTTTGTTGGTTTAGTTGTAATTCAGTAATATCTTCTAATAAGTCTTTTTCTTTTGTGTATAATTTTGCAACAGTTCCTCTTTCAGATGCCGAAACTCTTCCAATAGCTTTTATTTTTAAAAGTACTCTTTCGCTTTCTTCTTGCTTTTGAAGTATTTGGTCTTCTATTACTAATAATTTTTTAGTGTTTTCTATTATAGAATCACTTGCGGCTGTTGCTCTTGCTCTCTTTAGTATTGATGTTGTTAATAAATTATACGTTGCAGTTAAACCACCGTTTAACATTTTTTCATCCGTCATATCTTTTAAATACTCTGGATATTTTTTTCTTAATTCATCGATTGCACCTTTTCGCTGATTAGTTGATAAGGTTGTATTTTCTATTTGAGATTTTAACAGCCTTAATGTAGTTAATTCTTTTACGGCACTAATAGAACCTTCTAAAGTAGCTTTATCAACTTCTTTTAACCCAAAAACATAGTCATCTAGACTTTTTGTTAAATTTTCTTGTTCTTTTCGTAAAGCTTTTACCCTGTCACGTGTTGGGAATAATTTATCTCCAAAAACAAGCAAAGCAGAAGTAACTAAGGATATTAACAAAGTTATACCGCCAAATCCTTTTAAATCGGTTAGCATTGCTTTTAAAGCACCGCCAGCAGACCCCGTTTTGTTTCTTAAATATCCGAATTGCTCTGTAAGGTTGGTAATGTTGTTACTTACCCCCATTATACCAAAAGGTGCATCTTGTATGGTTCTACTAAATGCTGTCATGGCAGAATTACCACTTGCAGCGCCTTTTTTAAGACTACTCATTCCAGCACCACCTAAATCACGTGCGTTAGAATTAACTTTTCTTAAATCACTGCTTAATTGCTTTGAACTGTTTGTAACTTTTAGCTCTGCTTTTTCAATAGCAAGTAAAGAATTTTGATATTTAGCTTGTGATATTGTACCATTAGAAAACGCAAGTTTTAAAGCATCTGTTTGCTGGGATAAATTAGAAGTAAATATAGCGTTTCGTTCTAAGCTTTTTGTTATGCCGTCCGCTTTGTTTTTAAAGTTTTGTAAAGCTTTTTCGCTATCTGTCAAGGCTTTTTTTAAGCCATCCATGTTACCGTTAATTCCTACGCTTAATTCAGACATTATTTCTATTATTATATTCTAATTGTGCTTTTTTAATTGCGTCTATTTGAAATTGATTAATAGGTTGTTTAGTTTGTTCGCCTAAATAATTATTTCTATTGCTTTTTATAATCTTTTTTTTATCACTACTTTTTACGTATGGTGCAACTTCTACAATATTTTTAGTAACTTCATATATTTTAAGCCAAGCGTTTTTTTCCATTCTATTAAATGCAAAGAGCCGAATTTGAAATTCAGCCCATGTCATATTGCAATATTGCTCATAAGAACAACCAAACTCCCCTAAACAAACAGATACTACATCACCTTGCCAATTTATTTTTTTTTTGAGCCGTTATCTTTAGCTTCCTCACTTTTAGGCAAACTATCAATTATAGATTGTAAAAAAGGCTCAACAAACTTAGCGCTTTCACTTCCATCTTTAAAATAGTTTGTAGATTCAATTAAATCTGTTAATTCAAATAACTTTAAAGATACAGGCAATTCTTTACGCTCACAATTATGTACATAACTAGCGTACATTAATTTAGGTATAAAAGAATAGCTATCAGTATTTATTTTACTAAAAATACCTTGCAGGTCTAAGTCTTCATTCTTTAAAAACTCACCTAAAAAAGATAAACCAAAAAAGAACTCAACTTCTTTACCGTTAAAATTTAACGTTACTTTATTTGTCATATTATGCTTTTGGGTCAACTAAAACTACTAAACCGCTATTCTGTAAAGTACCAGACCACGTAGCAAACTCACCACCGCTTGGAGCTGATAAACTTAAATCAGATAAAACAGCGTTACCATACCAACTTACAGGCGTAGTTTGCCCAGTTGTTATTTTCCAGTTTTGATTAGTTCCGTCTATTGTATTTATTTTAGTAAATAAGTAGGCATAGTTAGTTTTTCCAGCTTCATCTAAAATATATTCACATTCAAAAGAAACCTCTGAGCTTGATGAACCCGCTACTCTTTGAATAATACCAGGGCTACATTTATCTTGGCTTTCAATTACGTTTGTGGTGAAATTTAAATCGTTTGATGTCAAACAGCCCATTGGCTCGTATGCATCTGTTCCGTTCCAAATTGATAAAATTAAAACATCCCCTTTTATTTTTACACTCATTTTATTTTATTTAATTAATTAATTACTACAAATATAGATATTATTTATTATAAACTTAATAATAATAGTTTTAATTTATAGTTAATTCTA